AAGTTCGGTTGGTATATCACACCAATAAACAAACCGCATATAGTGCAGGAAAATGGGAACGCATTCAAAAAACCAAAGATTTTTTGCCATTTTTGCAATATCTACCCAGTGCGTCCGTTAATAAACGAGACGGACACAAGGCGTATTATGGCATTGTTCGCCCTGTTGATGACCCAATTTGGCAGAGTATTTTTCCGCCAAACGGCTTTGGTTGCCGATGTGCCGTTAAACAAATCAGCAAATCCAAAGCATTGGAGCTTGGCATAACAGACGATGACAAGATTAACAAATTGCCTGTGCCTGACTTTGACAGTAATTTTGACCGTTTGGGCAGTTTGTTAAGACTTGCCGAAGATAAGCACGGAGTGGCGTTTGCAGATAAATTGGGGGCAGACTTAAAGGACGAGATGATAGCGTATGCCGTCAAAGCTGGTGTTGCACGCCAAAAATTAAGCCATATTTTACCTAACAGCCAAAACGCCCTAAACCTAGCCAAAGACCCCAACGGCAAAAGCCGACTTTCCGAAGGAGTGCTTGCTGACCAATGGGAACAATTTCATAAAGTGAAATTGGAACGATATGATGGCGGTAAGCACAAAGTTTTGGTACAAAATGACCCAGCCGACTATGCGATTGTGGACTTGGCACAAGAGCCGACAGCTTGGGTAACGCTGGATTTTATGTTTACGCTTGAACCAGATGCCAATAAAGCTGAATTTAACCGCAGTTTTTATAAATCGGATAAAGCGTGGGAAAAACGCCAAAACCGCATATTACAGCACCTAGCCAAAGCTGACTTTGTGCCAATGTATTTAAGGTATTTGGACAGTAAGGCACTTGTAAAAATTATCGGTTTTGTGCTATCATTACCCAAAGATTTACAAGAAAAAATCATTTTAATTGAATAGGATAAGCCCCAAATGATTATTGTCAATGAAAAAAGCACGCTTGGCTCAAAGGGATTTGCCAGTCTTGTGTTTGATGAGATAAAGCCTGTTTTGGACAAGCAATTAAATGCTGATGACCGCCAAGAAATTGCCAATGATGTTGAATTTTTTGGCGAACTTGACTTGTCAGAACTTGACAAAAAGGTGTTTAATGCCGTTTTTCAAACCATTCAAATACTAAAACTCCCCAATCAAGATTGGCAACAAGCCTTATTAAAAGTCTTTAAGCAAGACCCCCGCTACACCGCCACCACCTAAACATAAAGCCCCCAAATTGGGGGTTTTTTGTAACTTCTGTATTTTGTGAACCATTATTAACTTACAATTATAGCATAAAAATCAGATTTTCATAAGGGAAAACCCTTCACCTACCAAATGACAAATGTTTTGCCTAAAATAAAAACACCCAAACGGCAATTTGGGTGTTTTTGACTTCTAACGATGAGAGAATTTTAGCAGATGAATGAATTTTTGTCAATGGTCATTGAAATGGTAACAAAATCCCTAAAAGAACACGGTCTAATCAAAACTTGTCTTGCCATCATCGGCATACTTGCCTTTGTGGCGGTCATCATCATTGCGTGGCAGTTGCCTGACATTATCCGAGCGGTACAGGGGCGATAGGATATTGTGGGTAAAATATGCACATTGCTACACGCCCCACTTGGCAACCTAACATCAGAACGCCCGAGTATCAAGAATGCCAGAGCGTCCGTATGTACCCCCCCAAGTCTTTGATTGGGGGGGTTTTATAGACTTACATTTTTTTGTCGTGTTAGTTGTGATATTTCCAAAATTATTCGTTGTCCCTCATCGTCTGATTTTCTAAAATTAGAGATGAGTTTTAACTCTTGTTCGGTTACGCTTACTTCAGTATTAGCGTTGTTTGGCTCGGGAAATACCTCCAACTTTATCCTTTGCTCTTTGTCTAACTGTTGTTGCTGATAGTAAAATCCGCTCATTTCCAAAAATTCATCTTTGGCTTGTCTGATTTTTCGCTGTCTCTCACTATCGCCTGTCAAAATATAGTCCACATCAAGATTTAAGTCGCTATGCTTGACTGCTATAAGTCGCAACTGCTCATCTGGAAAGGAGTTGCGTTTTTTTCTACCCGCAAAAGCAGACTGTTTCATTTCAAGAAAATCCGCCACTTCGCTGTCCATTGAGACGCCAAGAGCCAGTTTTAGGCGGTTTAGAACATCAATAAAATTTTTCATAAAAATCCTTGACAATGCAATTTATATGTTTTAAAATTATATTTATTACATAAGACCATTGTTATTTGTGTTATTTTAACACAAAAATCGGATTTTTTCTACTTTATAGGAGTTCTATGACCAACTTTATAGACATTGCCAATCGGCTAAAACTAATGCTTGGTGTCTCTACCGATATGGAGCTTGCTAAGTTTTTGGAAATTAAGCCAACCGCCTTTGCAGGGCGAAAAAAGCGAAATTCCTTTCCAACCGAACGCCTGTCAATGATTTTGCAAAAGCACCCACACCTTGACATAGATTTTGATTATGTGGTGAATGGGACAAAACCCAAAACCAATGATATGCAAATTCCCATTATCGTAACTTTGACACAAGGAGAAATGAATGCCCTAACCAACTTATTAACCCAATGTGCTGCTAAACACGCACAAAAAAGCCTTGATACCGCTACCAACGAACATCAAGGCTTGGAACATTCACCACTTACTAAGGAAAATATCCTATGAATACTTTACCACAAAATTTGCCTACTGTCCAATCAATGAGTAGTCGTGAAATTGCTACACTTTGTGAAAAAGAACACCGCAATGTTTGTCGTGATATTGATAATCTTAATGCCACCTATGAAGAAATGGGCTTGCTCAAAATTGAGCAAGGGTATTATACTCTACCAAGTACAGGCAATCAAAAACATCGTGAATTTTATCTAACCAAAGAGCAATGTGTTGATTTGATTAGTGGCTATCGTACAGATATTCGCATTCGCATCAATCGCCGTTGGCAAGAGCTAGAAGCTCAGATAGCAACAGCCGACCCCCTGCACCAAATCGCCCATAATATGCAAAAAATGAGCGACAATATGCAAATACTGGCAAATGCCACGACAGCAACAATGGCAAAACTAGACCACACCGAACGCTATATTAACCTACTAGAACTCAACCAAAAAGGACACATCAAAGTAACCCCAGAAGTCATCGCACAGGTCAAGGCGATGAAAGCGGACGGATATAGCCAAGCCAACATTGGGCGACTGCTCCGCATTAGCTCCACCACCGTCAGCCAAATCATCAATGGCACTTATAAGGGCAATAGCCTAACTCGTGATGACAATGTGGCAAGACTGGTACAAACCGCCAAAAGCGTACTAGAAACTGAGCAAGGAGAAGTGTGATGACAAACGAACAAATGCAACTACTAAGCCGTGCAGGGGAAGCCCTACGCCATATTGACCTACTTATCACAATGGCAAAAAACACCCAAAACGATGCTCTAAGATTTTACACCGTAGGCGACTTTGTGGCACTTTTGGAAAGCCCATTGGACGAACTTAGCTCTTGTCTGTGCAACGAGAAGCTAGAATTTTAATTCTACCCCAAAAAATCCCCCAGTTTGCGAAATTTCCCCCAAATTGGGGGATTTTTTTGTGATTTTTACCCCCTTAATCAAAATCCGCTCCCAAGATGGCGTTTAAAACCCATTTAAACACCGTTTAAAATCGTTTACAAGATTAAAACGGTATCTTTGCCCCACCCAAAATTAACCGCCCTAAAATCGCCCAAAAACCGCCTTAAAATGCGTTTTTGGTTTTTGGGTGGGTTTTGTCTTATTTTTGTCCAATTTGCACCCCTGAACCCTGTCATCTTATCCGCCCATTTGTCATCTGTCATAATTTGTCCAAAATGCAACTTGGGGCAATTTTATGCCAAGCGAAAATTATCTACTCTCCACTCTATCTGATGTCGCCATTACCAAGACAGACGACAAGACCAAACTTCGCACCTTTACGGGCATTGCCAACTCGGGCTTGCCATTTAGCTATTATGGCGAACGGGCGATTGTGGATATGAGTACCATTACTTTATCCGACAAAGTGCCTGCCTTGTCCTTGCACGACCGTAATGTACGGCTTGGCTTTGGCAAACTTAGCCTTGATGGCTATGCCTTAAAAATTGATGGCACGCTACTGTCCAATGACGATGCGGTCAAACTTGCCAAAGATGCCGATGATGGTTTCCCACTACAAATGTCCGCTCACATCAGTGCAGGCAGTCGTGAAGTGCTACAAGAAGGGCAAACGGTAGTGGTCAATGGGCAATCCTATTCTTACCCCCTAACAATCCTGAGAAATTGCACCGTGCCAGAAGTATCGTTTACCCCCACAGGGGTGGACAGCAATACTTTTGCGATGATTTTAAGCCAATCCTTTCAATCCAATCCAACCAACCACAAGGAAAATCCGATGACTGACACCAATCCAATCCCACAAAAAGGCGGTACGATTGATGAAGCGGTTTTGGCACAATTTGCCAAAATGCAAGCCGAAATTGAGAAGCTCAAAAAAGAGCTAGACGACAGCAACAAAGAAAAAACCGCCTTAAAAGCCAATGCCAAAAAAGCCAGCATTGAAGCCAAACTTTCCCAAAATGGCTTTGTCAAAAACGATAAGGGCGAATATACACACTTATCGCAGGCGAGTTTTGACTTACTGCTGTCGCTTGATGATGACAAAGTAGATGGCGTGATTGGCGACTTTGCCAAAGGTTTGCCAAGCAAGGGCGAAAAAGACTTTTTGTTGTCCGAGCAGTATGGCGGCGTGGGCGGTGGCATGGTGGACGCAGTGCCTGCCAATCCTTTAATTGCGGACGCAAAGGCACGAGCGGGGGCGTAAATGAGAGAGCTTGCTGTTGGCGATGTTTTGCAAAACCCTGATGGTTACATCATCGTCCAAAAAATCACAAAAGATGAAGACCACAACATTTGGTATTTTTTTAGGAAAGGCAACGATATTGTTGTAGATAACATAAATGAAGCATTGTTAAAAAATGACAAGTTTATATTTAACATCTTTGACAAAATTGACGAATGGCTATCAGTAGATTTAACCAATCCATCAGTTAAGCAACAACCAAGCACAGAGCCTGATTTGGATTTTTCATTGTTAAAAGAAGTTACGATGAAAATGCTTGAAGTAACAGCAGACAAAGAATATTTGCCAAATATTTGAAGAAAAAGCGTACTTATTACCCAATTTTTGCAAACTGGGCATTTGATAAGTGATGATGAATTTCAGTCTTTTGTGTTTGACAATTGCGAAACAGCCTTCAAGCATTCTTGATAAATATCAAGCACTGTCTTTGTAGTGTCTTTGCCAAGCGGTGTTGTGATTTTACTGTCATTCTTTGAATTTGCAAGAATAAGCTGGGTTAATTCTAACGCAATCTGTTTATCATTCATTTCGGGTTTGCCCTAAAAAAATGTGAGAAGTTTTATTATAGCACGCCCAATTTTTAAAAGGAAAAAATTATGACCCAACCCAAACCAACCCTAGTCGTTCAAGGCGACATCTTAAAATCCGAAGCCGACCGCCTAACACGCATTGAAATCCCTGCTCCCACAGGCACCAAAATGGGCGAGCTTGTCGAGTATAAGCTACGCAAACAAAAACTGGTGGCTTTGACCAATGAAGAACACGGCAAAGTACAGGTGCAGCCGCATAACTGCGTAATTAACTTAGACTTTGTGAATCTTGGTTCTGAAAAAGCCGAAACCCTTGCCAAACAAGGCGATACCTACGGCATTAAATACATCTCGCCCAATGGCAACAAAAAACCAAGTGGCGAGACCACCACCAGTGGCGACAGTGTTGTGAGTGGCGAAAGCTCAGGCTCCCTTAGCGGCTGATTTATTATTTAATATTGCTTAACTTTTTATAAGGAAACATTTATGCCTTTATCCAATCAAGCATTTAGCGTGATGGCTTTGACCGAAGCCATTAACCTAATCCCAAACAAGCCTAATATCATTGATGGGCTTGGGATTTTTAAAAAAGAATATAAAAACACCACCTTTGTCCAAGTAGAACGGGCAAGTCACGGGGTGGGACTGGTGGAAAGCGTCAAGCGTGGCACCCCTGGCGACCCTGTCAGCGAAAACCGTGAACCACCACAAACCTTTTATATGCTCCATCTGCCTTATGACGACTTTGTTTTGGCGGACGATGTGCAAAATATCCGTGAGTTTGGCACCACAAATGGCTTAAAACAGATTGCCACGTTGGTCAATAACAAACTTGCCATCGCTCGTGAAAACTTTGACTACACCCGTGAACACGCCATGTTTGGGGCATTAAAAGGCAAAGTCTTGAACAAAGACGGCAAAACAGTGCTGGCGGATTATTACGCCGCCTTTGGCGAAACTCGCAAAGAACACCAATGGCAATTAACCAATGATAAGACCGATGTGTCGGGGCTGATTGACGACATTAAGCTCAAATACGCATCGCAGATGAAAGGCGACAGCTCCAATGGCTTTATTTGCTTGATTAGTCCGCAATTTATGCAAGAGCTTAAAACCCATAAATCCATCAAAGACATTTATGTCCGTCATCAAACAGGCGATGTGTATCGCAATAGTGCAGGCGTGGAATTTGTGCACAATGGTGTGCGGTTTATCACTTATGCAGAACAGTTTGAAAGCGGGTTAAAACTTGCTGATGATGAAGGCATTATCTTGCCAACAGGCACACGCAATGTCTTTAAAGAGTGTTTTGCTCCTGCCAACCGCCTAGACACGGTCAATCAAACCGCCAAAATGTACTTTGCAGACAAGTACCCATTGGCTGACAACACAGGCTATAAACTGCACGCCCAATGCAACCCCTTGCCATTGGTACTTCGTCCTGATTTGGTACAAACCATTCGTTTAACTTAATTGGTGCGATGTCGGCGAAATTCGTTTCGCTGACATATCCCAAACCCTTATTTAAAAAGGATAACTTATGACACAACAAACACAATCCCTACGGGGGCGTAAATATTCGGGCGATTTATTAGCCAGAGTATTTGACACAAATTTTGGCTTTTATGAGATGGGTAATGTTACTGAGTTTACAACATCACAAGAAACCGAAGAAGATGTCCTAAAATCCACAGGACGAAATGACTTTGGGCAAGCCCTAGAAAAAGAAATCTCACCACAACCCATTGAAATTAGCCTAAAATTCAACACCTTTGACAAATACGCCCTTGCCCGCATGCTGATGGGTGAGGCGGTGGATTTATCAGGGCTACCCCAAACGATTTCCGAAACCAACGTTAAGGCGGTCAAGGGTGGTATCAAGCTGTCTCATTTGGACATTGACGAAAAAAACTTTACTGTCAAAGTTGGCTCAAAACCCCTAGAACCTGCCAAATACAAACTCAATCCACGCTTGGGACTGCTTGAAATCCTAGACTGGGAAGGCATTACCGAAGACACCACCGAACTTATCTATTCTGGCAAAACCAAAGGGCGTAAGGGGTTTAGTATTGATGCCAACACCTTACAAGCAATCCATTTGGAACTTATCCTAGACGGCAAAGACCGTATCAGTGGCAATGATGGCGTGCTAGAAGTTGCTCATGTGGTACTGTCTTTTGACGGCGACATCAACTGGTTTGAAGATGGTTGGTGGGAGTCTGGGCTAAAAGGCACAGCCATTAAAGTGGAAGGTAAGCCTGTAATGAAGTTTACGGAGTTTGTGGGCTAATCCACGCCTGCCAAAACAAAACCCCATAAAAATGGGGTTTTGTTTATTTTTCAAGATTATCCAAAAAAGCAAGCAATGCCTGTTTTGCTTGTGGATTTAGAGCTTTTAAGTGATTTATCAGGCGTAAATCATCGGCGGTGTAGTCTGTTTGCTCTGTGGAGCTTTGACCTAAAACCAACCAGTTGATATCCACGTTATACAAATCTTGAAGTTTTATTAAAAAACCCACATCAGGCAATCGTTCGCCATTTTCATAGTGATGCAGGGAAGTCAAACCAATTCCCAAAGACTGGGCAAATTCTTGTCGTACAAGGTTGTGAGACGTTCTGACTTGTCTTAGACGATTGCCAAATTCTATATTTTTCTCATTTTTCATAAAAAATTCACAAAAAAGTATTTACAAGTTCAAAATTGTGAATTATAATGTTCACAACTTCACGATAATGAAGTTATTTTATCATATTTGTGAAATTTTAACAAATATTCAGGAGTTTTATGAGTAATTTTATCAACATTGCCAATCGGCTTAAATTAGCGTTAGGCGTAACTACGGATATGGAGCTTGCAGAGTTTTTGGAGTTAAAACCAAATGCTTTTGCGGGGCGGAAAAAACGTAACTCTTTTCCAACCGAACGCCTGTCAATGATTTTGCAAAAGCACCCACACCTTGACATAGACTTTGATTATGTGGTGAATGGGACAAAACCCAAAACCAATGATATGCAAATTCCCATTATCATCACCTTAACACAAGGAGAAATAAATGCCTTAACCAACTTATTAACCCAATGTGTTGCCAAACACGCACAAAAAAGCCTTGACACCGCTACCAACGACAATCAAGGCTTAGAACATTCACCAAACTAAGGAAACATTCCTATGACTACTTTACCACAAAATCCGCCCCTTGTCCAAACTTTTCAAGGGGAAATCAACGGCGAAACCCAGCCCCTTGTTAATGCTCGTGATTTGCACGCCTTTTTGGAAAGCAAACAAGACTTTTCAAATTGGATTGCCAAACGCATTGAAAAATATGGGTTTGTAAACGGTAAGGACTTTTCAATAAATTTATTGAAAACCCCCAACGGCGGTCGCCCAACCACCGAATATCATATCACCCTAGATATGGCAAAGGAACTTTCAATGGTAGAACGCTCCGACAAAGGCAAAACCGCTCGCCAGTATTTTATTGCTTGTGAAAAGGCTCTGTTTGCAGACCAAAGCACAGTTAAAAGCCTAATCGCCCAAAACCAAGCCCTAAAAGACGAACTGTTAAAAGCCAATAACGACTACAAGGCATTACAAGTAATGCACGATGGCGGACTAGAAAACTGGCAAATGGGAATGGCGGTAGGACTTGCTCCAAGTACCGTCAGCAAAAAACTTGCCAAAATGCGAAAATTGGGCTTGATTGGCGAACGCTACGAAGTGGCGGACAATAAAGGCCAATTAACTTTGGGATTGGGGGAATAAGATGGACAATGTAAAAACAGTCAGAGTGATTGACGATGTGGACGAAAGCCTATATCAGTCTTTGGCATTGCTACAAGTGTTGGGGGATTTGGCGTGTTCATATCCTGTCAGCACCAAAACCGTGCAGATTGATGTGTCCAGTCTTGCTACTACGCTGGACATGATAGCGAACAAAATCAGAACCGCCCAACAGCGTTTGACGGATATGCCACGCTAATTTACCCCAACAAAAAAACACCGCTCAAAGCAAATTTGGGCGGTGTTTTTTTGATAATTTTTAAAAAATAACCCCAATAACTCTTGACTTATTGCATAATTGGGGTTATAATAACCCCATATTCATTTAACGGAGTTTAAAATGCCCCCAAGTAGCGATGAGATGATAAAGCGAATTACCGAAGACGGTTGGTATTTTGTAAAACAAAAAGGCTCTCACAAGCACTACAAGCACCCAACCAAAGAAGGTAAAGTAACAATCCCAAACGGTCGTGAAAACCTACCCAAAGGAACGCTAAAAAGCATCATCAAACAAGCAGGGTTGGATTAATCCAACCCCCACTTAAAACGGCATTTTAACCCAAAACAATCTTGCAAACAGGAGCGAAATGATGTTATTTCCCATTGCCATTGAAAAACCTGCCAATGAAAACGAATGTTATGGCGTGATTGTGCCAGACATTGCAGGGTGTTTTAGTGCAGGTGATACACCTGATGAAGCCATTAAGAATGCTTATGAAGCCATCAGTTTGCATTTGGAAGGCATGGCAGAAGATGGCGATACACTACCTACCGCCAAGCCCATTTTTTATCATCAAGACAATAGCGAATTTGACGGTATGTTGTGGGCAGTGGTGGACGTGGATATGTCTGCCTTTATGGGTAAGGCGGAGAAAATCAATGTTACCTTACCAAGCCTACTCATCACCAAAATTGACGAAAAAGTCTCAGCTCATAAATCGTTATACAAAAGCCGTTCTAATTATTTGGCACAATTGGCGATGGCAGATTTGGGGTAGGCTCTGAACCCCGTCATCTTACCACCATTTTAAACTCCCTTTAAAATCCCCTTAATTAAATTAAGGGGATTTTTTTATGAAAAGTTTGGACACTGCCTTAACCATACATGCAGGCGTGAAAGGCATTAACGAGTTAAAACGCCTATCTGATGAGATAAAGGCGACAGGCACGGCAACAGACAGTTTGGACAAAGCCACCGATGAGCTACAAAAGTCATGGAAAGGCTTATCCGCCGATGAGCAGACCAAAAAAGTCAAGGCACTAGGCGATGAGTTTAAACGTCTAAAAACCATCAGCGATGCCAAAATCGCCCTAGGCATTGATGAAGATAATAAAGCCAAAAAACAACTAGAAGAAGTCCACAAAGCCTACGAACGTCTTAAACTCTCAGGCAAGCTAACAGGCAGTGAGCTTGCCCGTGCCAATGAATTACACACCAAAAAAATCAAAGAGCTAGAAGAACAGCTGGGCAAAACCACACTCACGGCAAGTGAGATGGTAGGCGAGCTTGGTAAAATCGCAGGCAGTGCAGGTAGCATGGCGGTGATCGCCAAAGCCGCCATGGAATTTGAGACCGCCATGGCAGGGGTTAAGAAAGTCGTGGACGGCACGCCCGAGCAGATGTCTAGACTCTCCAAAGAAATCAAAGATTTGTCGGTGGAGCTTGGCATGACTGCCACCGAAGTGGCACAGATAGCCACGATGGGCGGTCAGCTTGGCGTGCCGATTGACAAATTGGGCGAGTTTACGACCATGGCAGGCCAGATGTCAGTGGCATTTAGCATGAGTGCTGATGAGGCAGGTAATGCCGCCGCCAAACTTGCCAACGTCTTTAACATGCCCATCGAACAGGTGGGTGAACTTGGTGATGTCATCAACACGCTGGGTAATAACATGGCAGCCAAAGAGCGAGAGATAGTCGATGCCATGCTCAGGGTGGGTGGCACCGCCCGCCAGTTTGGGCTTGCCAAAGAAGAAGTGGCAGGACTGACCGCCGCCATGATTGCCTTAGGCAAACCGCCAGAAGTGGCAAGCACCGCCATTAATGCCTTACTGACCAAACTACAAACCGCTCAAAACCAAGGGGCGGGGTTTGCTGATGGCTTACAGATGATAGGCACCAGTGCCGATGAGATGGCAGATAACATCGCCAAAAACCCCCAACAGGCCCTATCAGGCTTTTTAGAAAAGCTAGGACAGCTTGATGACCGTCAACGCTCTATGGTGTCTGCCAAGCTCTTTGGGGCGGAGTATGCCGATGACATTAACCTACTGGTCGGCTCGCTTGGCACTTATAATCAAGCCTTGGGGCTTGCCACAGATAAGACCGCCACGGCAGGGGCGATGCAAAAAGAATTTCAAACCCAAATGGACACTGCCGCCAAAAAGGTAACCCAAGCCAAAGCCGAACTCATGGCACTGGCGATTAACATCGGTCAGCACCTACTGCCCATCATCAGTGCCACAGCCGAAGCGGTGGGCGACATGGCAGGTACGCTTGCCGATATCGCCCACGAATACCCGACCATCACTCAGCTTGTCACGCTCATGGGCGGAGCGGTGGTGGCTGTCAAGGCGTTAAATAGCGTGATTGCTCTGACGGGTAGTTTGGGTGGTAAGTCTGCTTTGCAGATAACAACAGGCTTTTTGGGTGCCAAAGGTGCCATCGATGCGACCGCTGTTAGTGCTGACAAGATGAACACTGAGCTTGGCAATGCAGGTGTGCAGACAGCAAGCCTTGCCAAACAAATGACCAGCTTAAATGGCATTATGGGGGCATTAACTGCTTGGACGGTAGGCAAAAGCATTGGCGATTGGGCTTATGAGAATAGTAGTGCCGTCCGAGCCATTGGTGATGAGATGGGGCGATTGCTTGCTTATGCAGATGCCATCTTTACCGACCGCACCTTTGATGATGTCCGCCAGAATTTCGAAACGTCTGCTGAGAGTGCCAAACGTTTGGCAACTGAGACAGCGAATGCAAAAACTGCTACCGACAACCTTGCCCAAAGCCAAGACAATGCCACAGACACTGCTCTTGCCCAGTCCCAAGCCAACACCGAGCTCATCAACAGTCTTGCCATTGCCAAAGCAGAGCTAGAACAGCTTGAAATACAGCTTGCCAATATGGGCATGGCAGGGCAAAAGAACACGCAGGATTATAAAGACTTACAAACTCAAATCGATGCGACCAAGACGACCATCAAAAACTTGACCGATGAAGCCCAAAATCAAGGCTTGGGCGAGGCGATTAAAAGCGACCTTGAAAAAGCCAGTGGGGCATTTGACGCCCTAGGTCTTGACATGGACGAATTTGCCACGGGCATTGACGGCAAAACCAAATCCGCTTTGCAAGGGTTTAGTACGGTCATGAGCTTGGCAGGCGATGATGTTAATAAAATGGCAATGGCTTATAATGCTGTTAAAGCTCAGGTTGGCGACAATGCCAAAGCCCAAACCGAGTTAAATGGACGACTGCTTGAAGCAGTAAACGGCAACCAAGCCCTAGCCACCGCCGTCAAAGACACCGCCACCGCCCAACAAAACGCTAAAAAAGCCACCGATGAACAAGCCCGTGCCCTAGACGCTCTGGGCGTGTCCATGTCCGCCATCAACGCAGGCATGAGCAAATCAGGCAAAGACATGGCGGACAATTTAAAAGTAGGCTTGTCGGTCATCAAAGACACCGCCAAAGGAGCAGATGAGCTAAAAGTCGCACTCACCCAAGCCCTAGATACTGCCCTAGCATCCGCCAAGACCAAAGAAGACTTTAAAGCAATACAAACCGAGCTACAAAAAGCAGGGCTAACAGCGTCTGTCTCTGCCGAGCAGATGAGGCAGCTACACGCAGGGGCAACGGGCGGGCGAAGGGCGTCCAAGAGCTAAACGACAAGCTAAAAGAGCAGTCAGAGACCCTAAACAGTAACGACAAAGCCCTAACCCAATCTGCCACTGCCACCAAAAAGTTAGGCGATGCCCAAAAAGAGACCGCCAAAAGTGCCGAAAAAACAGCAGAGAGTCTGGT